ATCGGCCGGAAGATTGTTTGCCATGCGGTGCTGCTGGATCAGCCGCGCCATGGAATAGAAGTCGTAGTTCAGCGGACTCGGAGCGTTCCACTTGGTTTCGGGTTGGTAGAACTGCCAGCCGCCCGGAGGGAATTGGTCGCGATTGATCATGCCTCCGAGGTTTAGAACGGCAGGTCGTCCCCGTCCAGATCAGGCTTCGGGGCGGCAGCTGGGGCAGCCTCACGTCGAGGTGCCGGAGCCGCGCCCTCTTCACGACTCTTCAGGAACTGGAAGCTCTCGATCATAATCCGGGTGGCGAATTTCTTCTCGCCGCTCTTCTTGTCGTCCCACTCCTCGCGAGTCAGGCGCCCTTCGATCATCAACGGGTGACCCTTTTTGACGTACTGCGACAGCGTCTCGGCCTGCCTTCCGAACGCCTTGCAGTCCGCGAAGTACACGTCTTCACGCTCCTCGCCGGCCTCCGTTTTCCAGCGGCGATTCACGGCCATACTGATGTTGCAAACCCCGGTTCCCTTGGGCAGGAACTTCAGTTCTGGGTCGCGGGTGAGGTTTCCGATCAGGATGACTTTGTTGAATGATGCCATGGCGTTTACGAGTAAGTGAGTGCGTGTTGAGACTCCATCGACCGGCGCTTGTCTGACATACGCGTCAGCCACTTTGGTGTCTGCCGCTTGACAATACCCACACCGCTACCGGCTGCAATCTCAAATCCGTTTCGGCGCGCCATTTCGATCGCGACCACGAACGAGTCCCACAAGTCGGGCGACCGGCCCATGCGTTCCTTGGTCTTGTTCTTGGGCTCCACGTCGATCAGGCCGGTGCGAGCGATGCCCCACTCGCGCATGGCGCCTTCCTCGGCAACCTCACGCGGCAGCTTCCGCATTTGCTTCGATTCGATCAGGAGCCGGGATGCGTACCAGAGCGCCGTAACCATCTTGCCGTAGGCTTCGCGCTCAGTCTTCGGATCGCCCTGGCGCACCGGACGATCCAGCGGCTTCCCACCGAACTCGATCGGCACAACCTGGGGAGACCACAGGCGAGCGAACGCCGACATCAATGTGCCGCGTCCGGTTGAGTCGAACCCGACCTGCTCCGGCTGGATGTTGCGCTGCTTGCAGTAGAGCATCACGAACTCGGCGATCTGCTCCTCGGCCTGCTGCGCTTTTACGGCTGTCACCGGGATCACCACGGGCGGTTCCGCGAATGCCAGCACCGTGTTTCCGTTCAGATCCTCACCGAACTTCAGATCGGTCATCACGCAGCGGTCACCTCCAACGCCCGAGTACGCCGCGTCGATACCGATGATCCGGGTGATCTTGTCCGCCCGCTGCCACACGACATCGTCGAACGCCTGATTCTGTTCGCAGAGCGACATCGTGACCACGCGCCTGGTACCGCCATCACGTGGCAGCAGACCGAGGTTCATCATCGAGAACTGCAACGAGTCGCGGCCGTAGTAATCGAGATCCGCCTGAATCTGCTCCGGCGTAATGATTCCGCGATACGGGTTCACGCCTTTGGGGAACTTCGCGTTCGGCGTGTCGTATCCACACAGCTGAACCGCCACGCCACCCGGGGCCCGCGTTTTCCAGGTGCGAGTCTTCTCGAGGTACTCAAGACCCTCCCAGCCACCCATCGACGGGTGCGGCTCGCAGACCACACCAAGGGCGTCGTTGCGATCCTTGGGATTGCCCATGGCGATCAGCTTGAACTCGGGATTCTTGCGGAGGTTGGCGACCGAATCCAGGAAGCCGCGCCCCATGAGCGACGCCTCGTCTGCGATCAGCATGACCCGGTCGTTCTTGAGACCGACGTAGTTTGAGAGACCAACGAACGTGCCGCCGACTTTGCAAGCGACACCGATGATGCCATCACGGAAGTCCTGCGCCTCGGCATCTTCATCCGAACTGGTCAGGATGAATCGGCTCTCGATCACGCGCCCCGGGAGCCACTCACGCTTCGCCTTGGCCTTGTTGTGAAGCTCCTTGATCGAGCCCCAGATTCGCAGCTGGAGACCCTCACGCGTCGTTGACGACATGATGATCGATGTCCCGGTGGGGTAGATGTAGAACGTGCAGAGCCCGAAACCGGCCGAATCGTAGGTCTTGCCAGATGACCCTGGCCCCATGATGCCGACCTCTTGATTCTCGACGAACGTGCGGATCAGAAGCTCCGACCAGTCGTGCCAATCAAAATGCGGCCAGAGAGCCGTCATGGCCTGGCGGAAGTGATGATACTTGCCACACCCGTACTTCACCCCGCCGGACATGATGTACCCGCCACGGCGAACCATCTCGGCCTCGATGAGAAAGCGGTCTTTTGTACGCCACGGGATAGACAAGTAATCAGGGCTTTCATTCATCTTGCGGGAATCATGGGTTGGCCTTTGAATGGCTTCAAGCGTCATGGTCGCCGAAAAAAATCGCATTGTAGACGGCCTACTCACCGCCGAGGGCGGGGTGGACAGCGGTTTTTCGCCCTCGCTCATTCAGCCGAACCAGCTGGCCTGGGCGGTCAACACGACTGTCCGAGGCGGGTTTCCAAAGGCGCGCCCGGGGATCTGGGTGAAGGGCCTGACGTTCGATGACCCGGATGTGGTCTACCAGGGCGGCTACTACAACCGCGCCGTCCGTGACTCGTTCCTGAACGGATTCTTTCAGGGCTGCGGCACCTACGTTTCCGATTCTGGCGCTCCGTACCTGTTCGCGTCGATCAGCGGCAAGGTCTACCAGATCGACATCCAGAACGGTTTCAAGGTCACCGACCAGACTCCGATCGGATTTCAGTTCACCGTTCTGACTCGCGGCCGTGCCAGCAACGTCGCCACCTACGTGTGCAGCGCGCCGCACGGCCTGTCGCCCGGCATGGTTGTGCGACTCCCGGAGCCCGTTGGCGCGTTTTTCCCGACCGGGTTCTTCGGCGACTTTGTTGTGGACTCGGTGCCGTCACCGACCACGTTCACGACGTACTCACCTGGAATCGATGCCGGCCCGCTGCTTGGCCCTCTGTTCGTCGGCTACCAGATGCTGGCGAACAACCCGCAGGCGCCGCACGTCTACTTCCAGCAGGCCGAGAACTGGCTGGTCGTGCAGGACACGATCAATGTTCCCTACCTCTACAACGGTGCGACGATTCGCAGGGCCACTGGCGAGGAAGTACCGACTGGCGGCCCGATGGCCTACGGCAAGGGGCGCCTCTGGGTGGCGAACGGCTCAGAATATTACGGCGGTGACCTGGTCTACGGAGACCCGGCCTACGGTCGTGATTCGGTGATTCGATTCACTGAGAACACTTTCTTGGCCGAGGGCGGCGCGTTTGCGGTGAGCAACGGCCCGATCACCGGTCTGGCGTTCGCAGCCAACCTCGACACGTCTCTGGGTGACGGCGACCTGCTGGTGTTCACCCCGACGGCCACCTACGCCTTCAACGCCCCGGTCGATCGCGATGCGTGGAAGGACCTGAACTATCCGATTCAGCGGTTCGCGCTGCTGAACTTCGGGTCGTTCAACCATGAATCCATCGTGGCGGTGAACGGCGATCTGTTCTTCCGCGCTCAGGACGGCATCCGATCATTGATCTACGCCCGGCGCGACTTCACCGAGTGGGGCAACACCCCGGTCAGTCGGCAGGTTGTCAGGGCGCTGGCATACGACACCGAGTTCTATCTCTACGCAGCCAGCGCGGTGAACTTCGACAACCGGATGCTGATGACCACGCAGCCGAAAAAGGTCAACGGCCGTGGCATTGTGCATGGCGGCGCCGTCGTGCTGGACTTTGATCTGGTCTCGGGCATGGGCCGCAAGGTTGCTCCCGCATGGGAAGGCGTCTGGACCGGGGTGGATTTCTTCCAGTTCCTGACGATCCGGATTCAGAACGCCGATCGATGCTTCGCGTTCGGTTTGAATCAGGGTGATATCGGGTTGTACGAGGTCACCAAGAATGGCCAGTTCGACTTCGATGGCTTTGATGATGCTCCGATCGATTGGGTGATCGAGACGCGGTCACTGACGTTTGCCGAGCCGGCGAACAAGAAGCGCCTGGTGAGCGCCGAGCAGTGGTATGACCAGGTGATGGGTTCGATCGAATCCAAGG